ACTGTTACTGTATCACCTTTTGCTACACCCTTATCATCAAACGATGTGTTGATAGCGTTAACAATCCCAAAAGGTTCGTTAGAAACTTCTTGCGCTGCGCTAAATAGCGTCGGCGCTAATGCTGTTAATGTGTTACTCATCTATAAAACTCCTAAATTATCAGGAGCTTTATAGCCCCTGTTTATGCTTTTATCTTTCCGCCTGCAGCCATGAACGACGCCCTTTCTTTTGGTGATTTCTTGTTATACTGATCTAAAGTTATGGTCTCACCATCAGTAGGATCTCCCCTTCCAGGATCACCAGTACCAGCCTTCCATTTTGCAAGCTCTGTTTCCAATTCGCTAATCTTAGCGTCTTTTCCAGCGGTTATCTTTTCAGCAAATGATTGTAATAGCGTTGCATTTCCGTCAATGCTGTCATAATCATTCCCTAATAACGCTTCGAATCCGTCATCAAGTGAAAGCTCTTTTTTCTTCAATCCAAGATATGTTTCAACATTCTTTTCATGTTCCGCTTTTCTTTCCGCTTTGATTCGCTCTTCTTCCGTCATTACTGACTTTGCTAATTCATCTTTTTCTTTTTGCAGTGCCGCAAGTGATTTGTCTTTAGCTGAAATACTGCCCTGAAGTCTCTTGTTGTCCTCTTCAAGTTTTGATAATCTTTCAGCAAAGTCATTGCTTGTCTGCTCGTTGGTTTCGTTTGCCTCGGGGGACTGTTCTTCAACAGCTGCCGGAGGGTTTAATCCTGCCATTTCACATTCCTTTCTTATGTTAAATATCAATGCTATTAGTATAGCTTATATACAGTTTATATCTGAAATTCTAATTTGTCAACTATTCATAAAATATTAACTCATAGACATTTTAGCCTTGTTTTTCGACTTTATACGCTACATATGGTGTCATATCCAATATTGAAGAAGTATTATTTATAGGTGATTCATAACTCTATATACAGTATGGATTTACAGACACGCTTAACGGCGTTTTAAGGTGACACTATATGTAGGCGGTATGAATAGTCATATAAGTTATGATACGTGTAATATGAGCTAAATATGATCGCTGTTATTCTTTGCGTTTAATTATTTTCCTCAATTCTGCTAATCGTTTCCGCTCTGCCGTTGTCGGTTTTCTGTCCTCATTTCTAAGCGTTCGCAATATCCTCAATTCTCCTGCCCTTGCGTTTCGATCAATCAAAGTGCGGTTTATTTCGGCACGCCCTGGTAAAGTATTTTTCCATTGATTATATGTTAAATCACCGTTTACAGTTTCCCAAGATCCATCTGCCTTTTTAGCAATGCGTGTTGTAGGTTCAAATCCTTCTGGATTGTTGCGTTTCCTACATCGACAATTCACGACTTGCCCTGCCGTTCCTGTTTGTCCTGATTTCGGTAATCTTGGGGATATAAACACTACACCGCCGACTGATAAAACATATTGCGCTGAATCATCTAAAACAAACTTTTTACCATCTGCAGAACTATGCGCCGGCCTTGTTTTACCGTCAAGAGAAGCGTCCCATGATGGAAATACATGAACCCCTGCCGCCTCCGCTTGCGCCGTTGCAATCTCTTGCGCTAACGAATAGGCTTTTAGCGTTTCGGTTCTCGCTATTGTAGCAGAATGATTTAATGTTTTATTTGCAACATCCTGGAGCAATTGACTACCACGCTCAATATTTTTAGCTGTTTGTTGTGGGCTGTCTCCGACTGTTATAGCCGTACCGATTGCTTGCCTTAACTCAGATTGCAGGATTGCTGATTGCCTTCCTAGCCTATCAACTAACCCTTCACCTGCGATACGTTCATTCAATGATGCAATTGGATAACTCCTGTCTATCTTAAAATATCCTAAATCCCATCGATCATCTTTTAACCCTGTTACAAGTTCGTTGACATATTTCTCGTAATTGTAGGCAGTGCCATAATAGGTGTTGTCAAAAGTTCTTACAACACCTGTTGTAATTATTTTACGTGTTTCGGCTTTAAGAATGGTTAGCTCTTTATTTATGTCCGCAAGAACCTGATTCAATCGTGCTGCAGTAACAGGGGCTTTCCTTGCGTTTATCTGCTTAATCCTGCGCTCGACATCTTCTGCCATAGTCCGATATAAAACAATCAACTCTTGATCTGTTGCCTTTACACCTAATATAGCAGTTTCAAATATTTGTATTTCGGAGCCTTTAAATGTTTGAGCCATTTAGGACAAATCACCAACTATTCTTTTTGCTTTCTCATTGCTGATATTAAAAAATATCTCAATCTGACTAATCGCTGTATCCTTTGTAATAGTCCCGGCCTTCATAGCCTCAATAATCTTTAATGCGGCTGTTATCTGCGCACCGTTTAAAACTACCGTTGGATCAACGTCTAAGTTAGGATCTATTCCCTCTTTCTCCGTTCCTGTGGTTTCATCGTTTATAGAAAGCGTCCCGGCCTCATCAAGTTTGTTCTGTATTTCTTCTTCAACATTACCTATAATATCAGCATTGTGTAGTATCTGTAATTTCGCCTGTTCACTAACAGTTATACCTAACATTTGTACATTCTCAATGGCTTCTTTCTTGCTCTTAGGTAAATTCCTTTCAAATTTAATTTCTATATCATCAACATATTCTAGATAATCGCCGTCTTTTGTGGCTTTCATTGCCTTGGCAAGATATACAATCTGATCGTGTAGAGATTTCTTGTAATATGATTCAATCATACTGCATAAGTTTTCAAATGCTGTTAATCTATATTGCATAGCTAGGGCGGCTTCTGGCGTTGTGAAAGTAGGATCTTCAAAGTCTGGTATGCTTGAAATGCTATATATCAACCGCTGTATTCTGTCGAACGCACCAAAAACGCCCTCCCACTGAACCTCTTTTACTAACCATTCGGCAAAATCTCCAGCCTCTTTACTCATCCCCTCGATTGTTTTAAAACGAGCGTTTAAAAATTTCTCTCTATCCGTGAATCCGTTTGCGTCTTTTGTCTGATCATCAAAAAACATTGATGTCATTAAAACGGCATTACCAATAGAGGCGTGTTCGTTTGCAAAGTTAGTGCTTATCAGCTCATCACACTGATCTATCAGGCTGATTACATGAGCAAATATAGAGCGTTTTTCTTTACCGGGAATAAACTCTATACAAGGGATCTCTCCTACGGTATTTGTACTATTCCAATCATCAACAGGATTATAATCATCGTCATCTATTGCAACAGAATAATTGATGTTTTCTTTTGTGTACTCATAAAAATGGTGTTTTTTTACGTCGTTTCCTTCTGCGTCTATATCACAACTGTCATAATAATAATAAACGCTCTCCATCTTAGGCTTTAGATCGCTTGACCAATTCACGATTATATTATCAGGCTCGGCCGCAACCCATTGGATTATGCCGGGTTTTACAACGCCGTTGATCTCTTCCTCTTTGATGTAGAATAGTTTATATGTTTTTCCTTTTGACAGCATGCTTTCTGCTATCTCTGTATTAGTCATATGCTCATTGTTATAGTCAAACAAAACATTCAGCTTTTCAAGGAACTCTTTCGCTTCGTCAACCTTAGTTGTAAATGAAATCAACCCCTCTTTAAACATGTAGCCGATAATCGTTTTAACAATTTTAAGCCCGAACGCTAAAGCTATCCTATTATCAGGCTCTTCTTTTGCGTCCTTGTCCTGAATCGCTGGATTGTTCCCTTGGTAGTATCGCTCGTATCGTTTGTAATCTTCTCTATATTGTCTATGATTCTTGATTGCTTTCTTGATCTGTTCGCTTGTCATGATAACCTCTGTTATTTTAGTATAACCCGAAATAGCTGTTTGTCAACTTGCCCGCCGTTTTTGCGCCCATTTCCTGATTTCTATAGAGTGAGCATATCTTAAAGAATCTATCCCATGATTATATTTATCTTCTGGCGTTTCGGTTACGATTCCATCTTTCGTTACTTTCCAAGAATAATTTTCAAACTCATCAATAGTATTAACACAACTTGGATGAATATGTATCTTCTTAAACGATTTAAGATATTTAATTCCAGGGAGTACAGAGTTTTGACCTTTGGGCGCCGGTGTTGCTTTTACTACCCCTGATCTTTTTAAGATCATTATCTCATTTTTTCCTGAACTGTCGCAGAATAACGGTGATCGGTTTATCCATTTAATCTTGCGCAATCGGCTGCCTAACTCTATGGCATCAATCCCAACTATAAACATCTCTGAGAATATATATAATTCCCTGTCTTTGACATATGAGAATGTTGTTGCGTTAGGATCGTTAACACCGAAATCCTGACCGCTACAGATAGAACGATTTACAAGATCTGTCTCAAAGTCGAAATCATGTACAACATAATTATTAAAGATCTTACCTGTTGACACATTACCCCATTTGTTCAGTACATACACCTGGTAATAATATGGGTCTGTTTCCTTGTTGCTTTCAAGCTCTGTCTTGTAATCGTCATCGATAAAATCGTTATCATGGTAAGTTGTTTCTATGATTAAGCAATCATCTTTAGGGAAGTCAAAGAACTCTTTCTTGAGCCAGTGTTTCTCTGATATAGGATTGAACGATAGATAGTAGTGTTTTTTTAATCCCTTACCTCTAAGCCTAAGTACAAGTTGCTTGAAGTCAGCTAACAATAACTCGCTTGCTTCCTCAATCCAACAATCTGTTATCCCTGTGATTGATTTAATCTTCTCTGGATCATCAAGCCCGCTGCAGTAAATCTCTGAGCCGGTATGTTTACAAATGATAGTCTTTTCTGTCTTGTTAAATGTGAAATAGTCGTATAACCCAGCTTCTATGATAATATCCCTTAACAACAGGAATACTGATTTATACAATGTTGTGGCTGTTTTACGAATAATAAGCCATCGTTTTGATTTATTTGTGTATATATCTGATATGATTTTTTGAGCAATGCCGTGTGATTTTCCACTACCAGCACCGCCCTTTAGAACATAGTATCTGTAATCTGTATTATATAACGGTAGATAGGCTTTATTTATCGTCATTCACTTTAATAATTAAATCTGGAATCGCTTTAACATCGTGAGTTATCTCTTGTTTGTCTCCATATTTCTTAGATTTAAGTTTGCTTGCTTCCCATTGAAGGGTATTTATCTTTAGCTTATATGCTTGTACTAATTCAGGATTATCTATAGCATTTTGACACAAATCCTGTAGTTCTTCCATACGAGTTTCAAGCCTAATGTCCATAGCATTATGATATTGGTTGAAAAACTCTTCATAATCCATTACCCAATTAAAGACAGACCCCCTATCTGGCATCCCTTTAGCTTCACATATTTTACGCAGAGACATGCCTTTCATAATCTTGTTACATATATCCTTAGCTAACTTCTCATTATATTTAGAAGGTCGTCCGCCCGCCATATCTTACTACATCCCAATTTCTGTATGCATTTCATTGTTCATATCGATAAATGCTTGTACTTCTTTATTGTCAGTCTTAACTCCCGCAATACCAATGTCAATTCTATCTTTCTGCCCGCTAATTGTCATCTTATATAGTATTCCTGAATATGTTTCTTTTCCAATAGAAACAACAACTTCTTTTCCTACATAAATTTCATCAAACATGTTATACCCTATTCCCTTTTATCAACCGCTTTAGATTTATTCTTGTAAACCTTCTCAACACTCCACCCCTCATGCTTACAACATCGATAAATACCATTATCGTCAATAACTACAGTTCGTCCATCTTCTACACTTTGATAAATACCGTTAAATGTTACCTTGCCATCAAATCTCTTGACTATTACTTTATCGCCTTGCTTAAGATCCATCGATTACTCCTATCTTAGAATTATACCATGAAACAACTGTCTTGTCATGTATTGCTTTTAAGTCTGTCATGGTTACTCCTTAACCTCTTGGCAGCACTGTATTTTTTCTATGTTTGTATCCAATGGGATTAACTGTAATGGTAATCCTATTGCATTAGCAATAGCGGTTAATTTCATATAATGATCGCTGCAAACAAATGATTCCTGCTCCCCCGGCCATGTATACCTATAAATTGCAATATTTTTACACTTCATACTCACTCCTTAGTTATAAAATGCAAGGCTTCCACTTGTCTCCACTGTGTCTCACAGCTCAGTATCTCTTTTCGGGGCGTCCCCCATGCTCAAGATTAAGCATTTTAGACAAGGCAAGATTTGATACTTGCACGATGGTAAAACCCTTCAAGGTCTCTTTAACTTATGTCCTTTACCATGGATAATGACAACCATCTAATTATTTATTCTTAGCGTCTACTTCCGCCACTTGTCTCCCATCGTCTTTCCGATGTGTCATATACTCAATTAACAATCTTAACAACAAGATTATCAATTATATACTGTTTTACATATAGCAATATCTTTTCGTCTGTATCATAAATCTTGGTATTAAACTCCTGCATAAAGTTTGTACCTTTAAACCTGATTATAATATGATTGTCTCTGACAGATTGAATCTTTTCTAATTCATATTTGAACATTAAAAATCTCCTTAAACGGAAGGCAAGGATTTGCACCTTACATATCACGCATTGACAGCTCAAAGTGAAAGCGTTTTTATTCACATCACTCGTGTCTACCTATTCCACCACTTCCATTGTTATGCCGGGAGCCTCAACTTTAAACCCGGAGGATTCACTCATAACAATCATTGCTTTTTACCAGACAATGAATCTGGATAAGCCGAATATAGGATTTGAACCTATGACAATTTGATTACAAAACAAATGCTCTTCCAACTGAGCTAATCCGGCATAAGCCTTGCCTGCTAGAACAAGGCCGAATATGAATAGAAATTCCTTCTCTAAATAATGCCTCCTTAATGTTAAAATAATAATTCAGATATTTAATAAATTCTAATCTCCAAAGGTGCCACGGTGCCGCCAACAGCAAACACCGCAGCGGAGTGAAAAAGTATTATAGATCATTGTATCATATCAAGCTTTTGTTGTAAACACTATTATCAAAATATTTACCAAAATTAACACGCTTGATAGGAGCTGCAACTTTACTATTGCATGCCTTACAGTAAGCCGTTCCTTTAGTAGTTTGTCCATTAAACCTCCATGTGAAATATAGAATAGTTATAGATCCAAAGATTAGCAGAAATATAATATTTACCTCTTCTGCAGGTGCTAACTTTTCCATTCCAGGAATCGGATAGCTGTACATTGTTATCCACTCGCCAACTCTTATAAACGCAATTGCAAACATGGTTAAGGCTATTGTGATTAGGATTGGTTTAATTAGTTTCATTTCTTTCTCCTCAAAATAAACCACGCAAGTACTGCGCTTAGTAGGTCAATTAGTATTATTTTCATGGGTTACACTCCTTAAATTCTTGCGCAAAACCTTGACTACATAGAGAGCGAAATGAATTATCAGAATCAACCTTGTCAATGAACGGATTAAACTCTGTTATGTCATATATTGCTGATTTATGTAAGAAAGCAAGCCCTGGCTTCTTTCTCGTTGGTCTTATATATAGATTCTCATTTTTCGGAACATCTTCCCACCTATTATATAATATATCTGGCATTTGGAACCTACCCCATAGCGCAGTCTTTTTTGTCCATGGGCTTCCATATTGCCAAGGTTCATAAATAGCCATTGGATTGCCTATATACTTTTTTAAAGTTCCCCTTGCCGGGTTTTCTAATACCCACCATTTTGGGTTAGCTTCTTTAATTATCCTCATACAGTGTTCAACTATAATAAAACCTATTTGGTTCTCTCTTGCTTTTCCATTCGCTCTTGCTGTTGAGAATTCAGTACATACAGGATTTGCAATTATTCCATGTATATCTTTGTTAACAGTATAATTTTCAACCCCAATATCTTTTCCTATTTTAATCACTTCATATTCAGGATCTAATTGATACGGGTATGAATCACTTCCTATATCTGCACATAAGTGCAGTATTATTTTCATCCTATCCCCTCCAATAGCTTCTTGGCTGTTTCCGCAACTTTGTCTGTTTGTTTGTAATAAACTTCTGAAGAAATAAACTTTCCGTCATTATCATCATAATTATTTTTTGCATCATTTAATAAGGCTATGAACTCTCTACAAACCGTCTTCACATCCTGGGCTTTCTCGGACAGTTTTGATTCCAGCCATTCTACATAATCATTGGTCCATTTTATGATAGGAACATGGGTACTGTAATCAAAATCTCTTGCCAGTTTCCCTGTTTGTTTTTTAAATTGTGTCGCCAAACTCGGTTTATCTTTCATTTGATTGCTCCCTTATCTTCACGCACTTTCTTGAGTGCTGGTTCTTTTAGATTATTCATTCAAACATTCCTAAAGGGTAATCATACCATATGTTATTTCTATTAAACATGGAAAAGATATTTAAGATTTCTCTGGCATCCTTGCTATTCAAATCGACAAAAGTCACATGCTCTGGATTTCCATTTAAACAAATAACCGCCCATGATTTTCTTTCTGCCGGTGAATAATCAACTCCTATTTTAACTAACGATTCGAGATATTCAATTCGTTTTTTTGCTTTAATATTATTTTCCAATATACGGTCAATTCCTAACCATTTTAATAATATTTTTTTCATAACTTCACCTTTATTTTATTTCCGCAGTATGGGCAGAATTTCCAGCTTGATTTGAATCCAATATTCATATAATGTTGATATTCTCCGCATGCGGTCTCGTAATAATCATCACCAGGGTAACATTCCCACTCACAGCCTTTTTCTTGCTTGTCTGGAAGGTGGCAGGATTTGAATAGCTTTTTTGGTGTTGTGTTCCTATGGCCATCTTTTTTACAATGATATGTTGTAGTCGACAAAGATCCGACAACCTCGTAATCTAAACATTTTATACAACTTTCAATTTCTATTACTTTCATTTAGTCCACCAAGGTTTTTTTGATTCTGCTATGCATAAATCTTGATTTGTCTGTGATATCTGATCAAAGATTATTTTATCATGGTTATTCAGTGCGTTGTATATTACATCATGCATTGAACCGTCATCCGCTTTTATCCCGGTTATTGTTATTTCATCTTTGTCAACGTAATAGTAGATTGTTGATGAATGGAGTTTTATTTTACGATCCATCTTTCAATTCCTCCTGTTCTTGTAGGTATTCGGCAATGATCTCAAGTTTTAAATCATTCTTTTCCGTGTCAGAAAGCCACTGATTATATAGCTCTTCAATAGACCAATATCTATATAACCCTTCAAGTAATTCATCTTTGTCAACATTCTGCATAATGTCCTTGAAATCGATTTCTATTTGGTGATTGAAATCCATTTAATTAACTCCTTATCTCCATGCAATTACTTTATCTTTTGGGTAACGACAACAAGCTATTAAATAATCTTTCATGAATATAAGAAGGCCTTCATATGTACCCCATCCGTTATTAGGATTATATTTTAAAAGCTTATCCTTGTTTCCTTTCATTGCTCTGATTGCTAATTTTAATGGCCTGATTAATTGTCTTGCATGTGTTATGTAAACTGTTTCAGGTCTCCATAGTTCTGTATATATCCCGACAATTTTCGCCATTGTATTTAAATTATGAGTTATGTTTGCACTATAATGTTCACATCCACAACTATTACACTTTAAATATACGTCTAAACTCATTTAATTAACTCCTTATCATCTAAGTAATCAAAACATTCGGGATTTAAGAACTTGCGATTATTTAGCATCCAGTTTATATCTTCACGGGCCTTTTCGAGTGCTATGTTCTTAATCAAGATTTCTCTTCTAAGTTCAGTAATCAATCTATCTTTATTATCCATAATTAACTCCTTACCCTGATTGTATCATAACGCTTGTTAGATTGCAAGGGTTTTATTTTATATTTCTTCAACACCTTCATATAGTTTCTTACCAAGCGTTTCAAGTGCTTCACGATACCCTTCCAAAAATGCAAACTGCGCAAGCTTTTCTCGGGAACACTCTTGCGTTATTGGGAAGTCTAAAACAGCTATTTGTACTCTTCTTTCCAATTCGTGTGGCTCTAATCCTAAATTAATTTTCATATATCTCTCCTTAATTATACCTTTCGGCCTTATTCATGGTAATATTCTTTTTCCATGAACTTTACATATTCACCTTTAAATAAAACTGGAATATTTGCTTTAGCCCCGTTCCTGTTTTTATCTATAATAAACCAACTGTTTTTTATTGGCTTAAATGTTTCTTGGCTGTCTTTGTCTCGTTCATGGTACAGTAATATTGCTATGTCTGCATCTTGTTCAATCTGCCCTGATTCTTTAAACTCTGATACAGTTGGCATTGTGTTTGCGGCGTTTCTATTTAACTGTGCCATTACCACAACTGGAATATCTAACTCTCTGGCAAGCTCTTTTAATCTGATAGAAACATCCTCTACTTTCTCTCTTTTTGATCCGAAGTTCCCAGTGTTCCTAATTATCTGTATATAATCGATAAAAATAATATCGCACTTATACATGTTGACCGCTTGCCTTGCTCTTGCTATCAATTCAGTCAATGAGATATTTGGAGAGTCATACATAAATATGTCATTCCTGCTTAAGTCTGTGCAAGCGTCAACTATCTTTGTAAACTCATCACCTGTAACCATTCCTGCAGAAATCTTTTGACCATTAACCGCAGCTATCTGACTAATAAACCTTGTAATCATTTCAGTATTATTTGATTCAAGATTTAGAATACATGGTTTGTGCCCTTTCTTTGAACAAGCCAAAGCCATATTTAACATAACCGCTGTCTTGCCATCTGACGGCCTCGCACCAACTACAATCATTTGTTTCTTCTGTAATCCTAACGTGTAAGAATCGAGCTTATCAAATCCTGTTGTTATTCCTGGTAATTGACCTTTGTTTTTAAATCGCTCTTCAATCTCGTTCATGTATGGAATAAGCAACTCTTTGATATTAACAAGGCTATCAACATCGCTCACTTTTGTAATCTTGCTTATCATTTCGCTTATTTTCTGCAACACTTCATCAGGCTTATCATTACAGTTTTCAGCAACATTTTTTATAGCTGTAATTCCCAACATTTTGTAATCGTTAATAATCTTTGAATAATGGAATTTCGGCGTTCCTGAAAACCCTTGCTCTGACAGTTTTAATAATTCATCCTTCTGAATATCTTCATCTCTCAGAGAAACTAAATCAGGTATCGTTCCGTCAACATCCATTATCTTAACTATAGCTCTGTAAATCTTTCGAGTAGAATTGTTCTGAAATAGTTTTTCGTGTAGATAATGTTGGCTTACAACTCTACTGTTATTCAGGCAATGGCCTAATAGTGCATACTCGTTATCAATACCCATAAATCACTCCTAATCAAAAATACTTTTTCCGTATGGTTTTATAGTAGGTTGTTTCACGACATCCTTCTTACTCCAAGCCAGGATAGTGTGATAATGGCTCTTATATTGTTTTCCTTTACTCATGATGTAATTGTTTAAATTATCTATCTTTAATTTTGTGTCATGTTCACCAAACTTGTCAATCAACTTTTTATATTGTTCTTCTGAAAGTTTTACACACTCACTATAGGTATTCTTTTCTATTCTCTTCTTTTCTCTTCTTTTCTCTTCTTCACAATTGTCTGGTACTGTCTGAGACATTCCTGACGCAACGACTAATCCCTTGTTGTTTTTATATGTTTTAATCATATCCCTTATCTCTGCGCTTCTTGTTTGGCTTGCTTCCAGAAATTTATATATTTTATGGCACATTATACGCCCTGTGATCTCGTCTACTTCAAACAATCCTTGATTAACCATAAAAGACATTTGCTCGTTTATCTTTGCGGTATCACCTCTATAGAAATCTGCTATATCTTCGCATGTCTCTTGTAGGTCTGGCATTGGGGATTGTGTTGTTAGGTTATCTACTATTGACTCTATGACAAGGCTGTATAATCCATACCCCTCTATGCCATACTTACTGATAAGCCTTTTGATTTTAGGGTCATTTCTCATGTTACTCATGTGTTTAAACCATTGCATATCAGTCTCCTAGTTTTATATTCAATAAAGTTAAGGTATCTATTTTGTCGCTTTTTATTTTATATCTTTTGATAATATCATATTCTTGTTCTGGGTCTGCCGAGATCATACGCACCTTTAACTTCCCATTACTATTCAAGCAGTCATATATAGCCATTATCTTATTGCCATTAGAAAACTTTTTATCTTTATAGTTTGTGAAATAATCTACAGCCTCCATCATGTGTTCTATTATCCTTATTCCTATAGCTCTATTTGTTCTTCCAATATATATATTTTCACTATATCCTTTCCTGCTATTCATAGAAATTGAATAAACACCTTCCATGTCAAATTCAAGATCCTCAATCTCACAGAATTCGAGAATCATTTCCTCTGGCGCCATCTTCCAAAATGCCTTAATATTCTTACTGTACATTGACAATACCCTTTGATATATTGGTTTCCTGATTAACAATAAGTCGAATAGATTGAACATAAAAACTCCGAAAAAAAGAGCTACTGATAGCCAGGATGGTAAGTCCTGATCGTATGCCATTACACATACTTTAGCTATCAATAGCTCTTCACGTAATGTAATACTACATACGTAGTATTGCAAGGGTTACCAATCCTTGACTAACTCATTCTATCACATCACTTGTCGGTTGTCAAAGCGTTTGAAACTGATTTCATGAGAGGAGCTAATACTTTGTATAATTCGTTTCCAAATTCATGCATAGCATAATGTAACCTATCGACTGCAAACTGTAATGTGTCCTCAAACAACCACTCCCATGGATCTTGGAAGAACTCGCCGTCTATTTCGATTGTTTTAAAGTCTTGCATACTATCCCCTTTATCTTGTTTTCCAGTATTCTTTAAACCCGAAATCATTCGCTAACTTGCTGTATCTTGTATAAATCTTTTTATTAAGAAAAACCATATTTGATTCTGTCAGCGGCTCTTTAAATAATATGGGTGGTTTTTTATATGGATTATATTTGTCTATCAAAAATCTATCATTAACAAGATAACAACCTGCATATTCTGGAATTTCAGATAGTTCAGGAATAAACCCATAACAAAGATAGATAAAATGTTTTGGTTTTACTCTGATTTCTGACGATCTATTTAGAAATAATTTATGTCTTTCCTTTTTCAGATCGTTTTTGAAATCTGCCTTGCTACATTTGATTTCATAAAAATATGCTCTATTTGTGTTTGTAAGATATAGTGCGTCCACCTCTGATCCGCCCCATTCGTCTGTGTGAATATTTGGGAACACATTTAAAAAATGATGTAGTCTCCAGACTTGATATTGTATTATAGATTCTTTAATATTCATTTTCTAAATATCCCCTTTATCTTCCAGAATAAAAACTTGAGTCTCCATAGCCTGCCGTAGTGTGTTCGGTGTAAAGTGTTCCATGCTTGCTCAGTTTTTCGATGATTTCGTTTTGATATTGTCATTTCTTCCCCCATTGCTCCTTAGTCGTGACATGGTAAAATCCACAGTACTGACATTTATATAGTCTCCAATAGCCGATTATTACACCACGCTTTCTCTGTCTGCGATAGTATAGATTAGCGTCTCTGTGATGTGAGTTTCTTTTTACTTTCGCAGGAGCGCCATTTTGAATCAGTCATTAGAATAATTCCCCTTGGAGTTTTCTTTCAACAGTACATAATGTATCGTTATGTTGACCACCATGCGCAACAATTAGAATCTCTTCTATCTGCATGGAATCACTACCGATTCCATTTGTATTCCATCCGAAAGACATACAGATCCCATTAGGCTTTAAAATCCTTATACATTGTTTTTTACATATAGACAAATAACTTGATTGGCTCTCATTCTCTGTAAATTCACGCCCTGCACCTTCATAAACTTCTTTCATCTGCCTCAATGAATATGGAGGATCATAAAAAATAAAATCAATCGAACTAGTGTCAAACATTCCAAGAAACTTATCTGCAGGTAAATTAAAATCTGTATTCATTCCTGGGTTTATGTCATTTGTTACCCGGGCAAGTTTTCCTGTATTTGCAAATGGATCAATCGAATTGTTAGTTTTTAAATAATATTCTATCAAATTTTTTATCGGGAGAATATCAAACGTCTTACTGTTTGGCATTGCCCACTCTCTATGTAATTTCATCTTCAATCAACCTCTTAATCCTACGTGCCTCTTTCTCTTCATTTGCAACGCCTACGTTTAGGCTATCATTACAACTGACCCCACGATGCCACCCGCCGCAACATGAATATAAATTGTATTTGGAATTGACTATTTCATCACCAAACTTTTTGAGATTAGTAGCGCTTTTATGTATTCCGTGAGCGCAACACATTGACCCGAACCGATGAATGCTTTCACCGCAAGCTCGACACATATAGCCATCACGTTCAAAGATTTCGCTCCTTTTCTGTTGTATGTCAAACTGCTTTCTGTTCATCCATTCGCCTCACTAATTCTTTGATTTTAAATCTATCCGCAGCAAGTACTCGATTCTTAGCATCAACGCCGTTTCCTGAACGCTCATAGTATTTGTCTAAAGCATCATTGATTATCTTTTCTAATTCTAATCTTCTCGGCCTATCTTTTCGATAGGTGATTTCTAAATGCTCCATGATTAAATTAGCGCATCCATCAAAGCCAACTCCGTAGGCTAACCGAGCCATATTTTCTTGGCTGTATATATAGTCTCTGCCGTGTTCATTGCTCATTGTTTGAATCCTTTTTAACATTCTTTAATACAAGGTGCATTGGAAGCACTATCCAAAAAGAAATAGGTGAGAATATAGTTATGAATGTACATCCAAACATGTCTGTTTCATCATCCAATAAAATGAATGTTGTTGTACTAATCCCGAACCCATGAGCAACGCACATCTTGAATGTGAAATAGGCCATTACAGACCACACCGATAAGCAAATAAAAATAATAAATAACGTCATCTAAAAACTCCTTTAAAATATATCTTGACTTATTATACACGTTATGATACTATTCTGTCAAGGATTATTTTTAAGGAGTAACTATGGAAATGTAAATAGAAAAAAAAGTTCAGGAGTTGATATTAAATAACGGCTATAATATTTCAATGTTTATGTGTCGATATACCAGACATTATCGAAATGATTATAAGGAAATCACTGTAAGGATTTACAAGGAAAAGGAGAAAAAATAATGGAAATTTTAGAAGATGAAAAGCGATGGAGGCATTATGGATTTATCAAAACTAAAAACACCATTCCAAGAATCTGATATTGAATGGAGGGTCCAGCGTAGCGGCATTAAGAACGGAAAACCCTGGGCTTTTGTTTTGGCCTATGTTACAAACAGAGCTATAATGGAACGGCTTGACGATGTGTGCAGTCCTGAATGTTGGAAAAATGAGTTTACTACCGGCCCTGATGGTGGCGTGCTTTGTGGGGTATCAATTAACGTTGGTAATGAGTGGGTGACTAAATATGATGGTGCTGACAATACTAATATTGAGGCTGTGAAAGGTGGGTTGTCAGGAGCTATGAAACGTGCCGCTGTTCAATGGGGTATAGGCAGATATTTGTATAAGCTTGATGCTAATTACGCAACATTTTCAACCAACGGAAAATACTCCGCAAAAATTGAGAATCAATGGTTTAAATGGGACGCTCCGGAATTACCAGCTTTTGCCTTGCCGTCTGATACAGTAACTAATGAAGCCGAACAGCTTTGTAAAAAAATAATTGAATATGTACAAGTGAATCAAAAGTATATCAGCAAAGAACAGTTTGATTATTGTTTACATATTAGAGACCATGGGAAAGGTGTTGATTTCCTACAGACGGTTTATGATAAAGCTGTTGAAGAGGTTAATAAAAAAGTTGAGCATGAAGCTAAACCACAAGATGAAAAACAACAATTGGATATATTCTGATGATGCCTGTTGAAACTATTGACGATGTTGTTATGTGTATAGATTGCCATTATAATTATAATGAAATCATTATGAGAAAGGCTTTTCCTAAATGTGCGCTGAAACATTTTGATAAATTTATGACAACAGAATATTGCGCAGATTTTAAGCATAAAAACGAGAATGAAGAAAATGAAATCTGAACCACTAAAATGCACAATAGTAAAAGGTGCGCTGTCGTTTTATAATGACGGCGTGCTTTCCCTTTCGTTCTCAGGTCGGTATCATGAGAGGGTTATTGAGGAAATCAAAAAGCGAAAGTTTACAATTAGCTCCCCGCTTGAGATTACAATCGACAACGTTAACACGAGCAAGTCAGTAAAGCAAAATAGCACGTTTCATGACCTATGGGGTATCTACTGGAAATCTGGAATGTGTTCGGATTTGTCTAAAACTAAACTGAGAAACCGGCTTAAATATGAACATGGTATAACCGAGTTTTTTGAATATGACAGCAAGGTAATTGCTACACTGAAAAGCATATCAGAATATACGCTGAAAGAAAGTAGAAATCTGATACAGGGTACAATTGATGAAATGCTAATGGTTGGCGTAAATGACAAACGGTTTCAGGAAATGGTTAAGATGTGGAATGATTATACTAAGGATGGTAGAAAATGAGAGAGATTAAATTTAGAGAATGGGACGGTGAAGAATATTATTCATGGGATAATTTAACTTGTCCATCACTTTCTGTTTGTGAATTGTTTAACGGGTCGCACACCATTGAACAATACACCGGCCTAAAAGACAAGAATGGTAAGGAGATTTATGAGGGGGATATTGTTCGTTATAAATGGCTTCATAATTATTATACAGCCGTAGTTAGATGTGATGTTCAGAGAGCGTGTTTTTATTATTCTGACAAATTATTTAACGGAGGTGAATATCTTGAAATAATCGGAAACATCCACGAAAATAAGGAACTTTTAAATGATTAAAGAACTAATCAAAGTCATAGCTCAGATAATCGGCGTAGGTCTTTTGATCGTGGTGTTTGTTGGTGGAATTGTTGCGGGTATTGATTATTTTTATAATAGGAGGAAGTGACTATGTTGGAAGTATTTACATTTATTATATTAGGAATAGTGTTTATCACTTTTTTAGTTCTCTGTATAGGGGCTATTGTTCTTGTGATCAAAGCTCTTCGTGAAAAAAATAACTTTTAACTTCATGTAGGCTATGGGCTACTAATACGGTATGACCCATAGCTCTATATTCTGCTATCCGCTGTTCTTGAATCTCGGTAGGTTCTTTTCCAGGTTGTTTAAACTCGATCCACAAAATAAAGTTGTTTTTGCCTAAAATTAACACGTCAGGCGTGCCTGATTCACATAGATGAATATACCCCCCGGGAACACGCTTTCCTCCGCTGTTCATTCGGTGAACTTTATAGCCTAATAATCTGAGATATTCAATTATGCTTTTCTGTATAGTAGACTCTAAAGCCATTTGTCAACACTGTATCCTAATTCTTGCATACGATCCATCACAGCGCCTTTGATAAATGCGTCCTTGCTCTCGCCAACATCCCCTGCCGCCTCAGTTACAAGTGCGCTGAAATCACGTTCAACTAAAGCGTATATTCTAGTCAATTCTGCTTGCTTCTTAAGCCATACTTTCTTTCTGCGTTCGTCCGCTTCAATCGTTCTGCCGTGTTTAGTATATCCTGGTCTTGTCTCTATTTTCTGTTTATCCATGCTGTATCATATCAGATTATGGAATGTTTGTCAAATAGTGATTTTTTTTAATTATTTTGCACTTTTTTTCATTATTTTGTTGACATAATACTATGGTTATGATACAATGATATTAAGTTAAACGAAAGGAGTTAAGGATGACTACAAAAGATTTTAGAGAATTAGACGGAAACGGTTTCAGAGTTTTTATTTCAACAACAAACAGTAAAGGGCGCCAATTGGTAACTATCGTAAAAGGCGAAGATTCAAGAAACAAAAATGACGGTGAAAAAATCTATCAGAAAGAATTTAATAATTTTAATTCTGTTGAAGATGCTGATTATGCTGAAGCCGTTGAAGCTGTTGATAATGCAAAAGATGATGAAACAGAAAACATGGAATATGTTATTTCAGCCGGTTCATGTAACGGAGAAGAAGAACAATTCGCAGCATTCGTAAAAAAAACATACCCCAAAATGAACGTTTCAATTGAAAATGTTTACAGTAGTACGTTTCGGGATGCTGATGGAAATGATGTTGATGAACAATTGTTTTTTAATGGCGATTTATGGGAAAAGTACTGTAATCAATAACCAATTTATTGGCGGCCAGAAATGGCCGTCAGTGATAAGAAAAGGAGTTAAGAGTATGACGAAGCTGATTAGCGATGTAAATGATATGGTTGATTTAACAATCGAATATATAGATATATTTAATGGAAACATTATAATAAAAACAAACGATGGGGTTATGAAAATATCTACATCTGATTTCAATCCAGTTATAGAAACGCCTGAAACAATAACAATGAGCGAAGCGCAGGATTTAGGCATAGATACTTTAGAAACATAATCAGGAGGAACTATGAACCAACCGTTAAGCGGATCATGTAAAGAGAAAATTATTATTACCTTGATAATTGCTGCTTACAAACGGCATAATGTACACTGGATAGAAAAGCCAATTCATCATAATACATGGAATGATTGTTATTATTTTGACCCTGATTTGGGAATGCATATATTAGATTACAATTTAACTAAGACAGAAAATAGTTGTCATGAAATTGCTATTGATGAGCAGGGAAAGGTTCTGGGAGACTGCTAATTTTAGCGACAAATATATTTAAAGGAGTTTTTAATGGGAAAACCAAAAACAATGATGATTGATGATGAAAAGTATATCCGAGAAGCGGACGTACAGAAAAGCGAAACTATCGAATGGAATGGAGAAAAGACACTACAAAGTAGGTGGATCGGTAAAAAGGTTCTTGTTCGTAGCATAAATGAAGGAATTAACGCAGGTATAGTGGTTCTTGCTGATTCAACTGGCGTTGAATTAAAAAACGTTCGGAGACTGTATTATTATAGACCTGCCAACAGGCATGACAGCTGGTATGAGGGTGTATCAGAAAGCGGATTGCATCCCGATTCCAAAGTTTCAAACACCAAAGACAGCAAACTTATAGTTGAAGATTATTCTTTGACTAAATGCACAGACAAAGCTTTTACATCAATTATGGAGAAAGAGCCTAATGGAAGTTAAAGACAAGTTAAACAATGGCGATGGCTATGGCTATGGATCTGGCGATGGCTCTGGCTATGGTTCTGGCTATGGCGATGGCGATGGATCTGGCTATGGATCTGTCGATGGCTCTGGCTATGGTTCTGGCGATGGCTATGGATCTGGCGATGGCTCTGGCTATGGCGATGGCAATGGATCTGTCGATGGCTCTGGCTATGGTTCTGGCGATGGTTCTGGCGATGGCTATGGCGATCGCTAATATGTGCGACAGAACGACAGCCGAGTATCAATACGTCAACAGCACAGCAACGCTACTAATCTGCATTGTTCGTATTGTTGATGATTGGTCTTATGAGGTGCGGAACTTTAAGAACCATAATATATTCTTATCTGCGAAATTGAGCCGTTGAGTAGCTATAAGTGGAGGGTGAAGAATGAAGCTTAAAGAATTAGACCGAATTATTAAAAGCCTTATGAAAATAAAACATTACAGAGAATCAGAAGTTGTTATAAAAGAGAGCATTACAGCTCTTGGCCCATCTGCTGTAGTTAAGATTGAACAAATAAATCCAGGATTTGATTGGGACGGAGGACGGATTATAATTGTTCCTGAAAGCGACATGGTTAAAAAGGATATATCAAATGACAATTAGATTCAGCATAACGCCGGAAGAAAACGCAATTATTGAGCATGAAGCAAAGGCACGAGGGTTGTCTAAAAGTCAATTCGCCAAAGAGAAAACCTTTCATTATATAAACAAGTATCCAGCAAAGGGTGTTTTTGCTGAATTGCTCAGATTGAAAGAAGAAAGAGAAAACGATTAGGAAGTTAACTTTTAGTAGAAGTCTGCAAATAGACCCCTTGTACCCTAAGATTATAGGGTATTTACAATGGAGCGAAGATGTCATATTACGAACTAAGAAACCATTTCATAAGATACCGAGCAAATCAGATAGATAGAAAGGAATTAGAGAAACGAATAAGGAAATTTCAACATTCACGCTGTCATCTGTTTTTCATTGAAGAGCCTATACATAGATATGGCGAGGTGACTATATTTAATAACATTGCTATTTCAAGATTTGACCCAAGATAATACCGCCGGCTACACCGACAACAGTACAGCTAATCCCGACTACTATTATCGTCTGTCTGGAATGCTTTTTCAAGTTCGTCAAGTCCTCTGATAATTGCGTCAATTCTTTCGATTGCTGATCCCTCAGTAAAGATACTTTCGTCAATGATTCCGATAGCTGTAATAATGTGTTCTCTTGCTGATCTATTAATTTCTTTGAGGTTATTAGTTGCGTCTTGACTTGTTTTAAGCTCTGCTCCCTGCCTGTCGTAATTTCCTTTAATTCTTGTAATTGTTGTTTCAAGCTTGTGAATCGATCCTTGTAAGCAGGTGTTTGTGCTGATAAGGATTGCAAGCAACAGAATAATAACACCAATATAAATACCGTCTTTCTTCTCAATTTTCATACCCTCTTTACCTCAAAATATAACAGGTCTTTACCGTCTGAATAAAATGCAGATTTATCATTCTTCCCTTCTATTGGTACAACGCCATGCCTGAAAAATGCGCCGGTGTTAAATACATGCAATATTCCATCGTTGTCATATCCTACCAATGGAGCTGTATGTCCATGGCCTGATTTATTTTCCTGCATTGCAATATAAAACTTATCAGGTTCAACCAAAGATTTATTCCATTCTGTATAATCTGGCTGATTTTCTAATAGGGTTATTCCATTTTTTAATTGTGGTTCGCTCTGCGCTAACATTAATTTTATAGCGTCATTTACTGGGTGCTTAAATCTCCATCCTATATCCTCACGCCCAAAGAATGCGCAAACAGTAGCAACAGCATAATTACAATATGTCTGCGTGCCTGTATAGTCATAATTTACATTTCGATATTTATTTGGTTTTGTTACTGAAAGCAATCCTGTATAGTTTGCTTCAAATTCATATTCCATTGACTTGCAAGATCCTGCAGAATATGTGTTTTGAATATACGCTTCTCGATGTTCACCGCTTTCTATATAATGTACAGCATCCCTAAACCATTTCGGTATAATCCATTCATGATGTTGTGACCTGGAAAGTAAATAACGATTCACTTTTTTATATACTCTATTGCATTCCCACCGATAAACAGGCCGAAAGCTACAAGCCAAATATTTTGGTCAATCAATTTAAAGCAAAGCAATGCAGTTGCTAAAACCAAACCTAAAAACTTTCTGCTTGAAATCCGTGTTAAGAATTCTTTCATAACACGGCAACCAACACAGCAACCACGGCAATTATAGAGCTTATGATAGCCATTACAGACCCAAAATTAAAACGGCTTTTTGATATTAAGTCCTTTCTTATCGATTCCCTGGCAGCGGTTATCTGTTGTGGAACTTCAGCAACTTTAATTTTCAACTCTTCTACTTCTTCAAAATGCTTTTTATGATAATCTTTAAATGTATCGCTTTGTTCTTTTATGTGGCTAAGCTGTATCGCCGTATTCTCTCTAAATGCATCTATACTGTTTTTATAAAAATCTTTCAGCTCATCAAACTTATCATTGACCATGTCTTTCACACCATCTATTTTTCCAGACAGGCCATTTATTTTTTCTTCTAAATATTTTTGTTCTTCCATTGAAAAAGCCATCCTTCTCTACCTCTCCCTTATAAATAATATAATTATAACAGAGGTGATATTATAATTATACATTAAATACCACCTGTGTCATTATTATTCTTTTTATTTACCAATTGTGACAGATTCCAAAAAAGAGCTCCATTAGTTTCGCATCCTGAACGGTCACGAACACATTTGATATACTTGTTAACCATGTTTTGAGAAATATTTAGTTTATGGGCAATTGTCTTTGCATTCATGTTCTGTGTCACCATATCGAGTATTATCTTCTCTTTATCGTTTTTGTATGCTATACTTATCTTTGGCTTAACCTTAACATTCAGAGCATAGTAGTATGCGCCAATTATAGCAGACCCCACCACCAATATCATAAACTGACCAACGTCTAATTTTAGAGCTATCCCTTTACATACCATAGCAGCACCTGAAATTATAAATATTATTATTTTTATATCTATTTTATTTATTAACTGAGTTCCAAATATAATGAAAATTATTCCGCTTGGATTCCCTTGATACCCTAACGCAATAGTTATGAATCCTACTAATAGAAATATGATAGCATGCACTATTTTTCTTTTATTCTTTAACAGCACAATACCAACTATAGGCCATATTAATACATGAGTAAACAGCATTATTAAAGGCTTACTGTAAGCAATCCAATAAATACAGTTGTACAGAGCCATAGTAAATGCAGTTATAATACCTATTCTGTTTAAAAGTTCCACCAATCTGCTTCTATCATTTTTGTTTCTTCTTCTGTTAACACGGTTTCTTTCAAAAGAACCTCAATTCGTTTATCAAACTCGCCTGTTTTGTTATGTCGTTTTTCATAGTGATTGATATGCACTAATTCAAGGATGTTCAAACACCGCTCATATTCTGCAATGTTAACAGGAATATATGGTAGACCTAATTTACAACGTTCTCTCATAGTAGGGAAATTCCCTATAGAAAAAGCTTTCTCCCCCTCACACTCTGCATCAAAGACCAACCCAGCAACAAACCCAAACGCAGGATTTACCACACACCGTTTAGGCGCTTCGATTGTTAAGAATTCTTTTATTGTCATACTATCCCCTTTTAAAATTTAATTAATGTTGTCACGCCTGCAGAAAACGGCCTTGTTTCATCACCTGATCTTACAGCACCATTAACTCCAGTTGTTGGTGTTGTTGTGGATGCGTTTGAAAAACCGCCATCCGTCCCAGATGAATAATCTACCCCAGCACCATCTTTCCTGGCATCGTCTGTATGATAATGTCCTTGAAATTGATCATCTTCATATGAGCCTATAGCTGGTCCTGCAAAAGGGTTTCCGTCTGCCATTGTCTCTGTGCCGTGGCTGCCTGTTCCCCTCCTAAAGGCTCCCCTGAGATCAGGTATTAAAACAGTATCACCGGCTGAAAAACTTTCAGTCCCAGCATTTCCCCATCCTGTTTTTACTATATTAAAAAGTGTCTCGTAAACGCTCCCTTCGTTTGTTGCGCCTGATCCAGTGTCACCTATCGTCTGACCATTACATATAAGATGCCTATAGTTATTTAAAACTACCGCCCCTGCATAATCCCACATATCACCAACAAGATGTGAGTCCCAATAATAAAGACTTGTCCATGCTGTAGAACCATCACCTATTTTTATTTTTCCTGTATCAGTTTCTATGGCTGGCTCCCCTATCAATAAAACCTGATTATCTGACGTAAATTCAGAGGCAGTTCCTCTTTTCCATTTCTGACGCTTCTCACTCATTTTTTAACCGCCTTTTCTTTTTTTGTCTTTTTTACCAGCTTGTCACCAATTTTTTTATTATTAATTGTTTTAGTTGACAACTTGTATTCAAATGGTCCTATGCCGCTTGGCAATGATGAAATTTCATTACACAATTCAATATCTTCAGGTAATTCTTTTCCCCATTCTATCCACTCTAAATTATCAGGATCTCCACAATGTGGCTTATTGACAGATTTAGACCATGATTGATAATTTCCAGTAGCTTTCCAAATTAAAACCCAATTATATAATATATCGCTCATAAATTACCCCCTAACTTATAACTATTTTACAACCAGACCCAGATATCTGTGGAAAAACTATTTGACCTGTCGTTAGAGCTGAGAATACGCCTGGTTCAGTTAAAGTAAATTTTAAATCATACTCATTAAAAACCTCACCACTTATTGTGGCTGCCGCTGATACTGTCCCAGTGGCCGTTACATCTGCATTTCTAAAAATTAAACTTGTACTTGGAAGTGTTAGCGTTGCGGTCGTTCCATAGCGTAGCCTGAATGCGGTTGAAATACTACATATTAATGTGTTTGCATCGTTAACTCTAGCTACCCAATTGCTAGGATAATATGTTGTACCAGTATCAAAATATATCTCTGATCCAGCCTCTAAAAATGTGCCTGTAGTTACGCCGTCAGGCAACGTTGGTGTGTTGTCAAGATATGCTGATTTTAATCCCCATCCATCGTCAGAATATTGTGTCCCTGTATTTTCATACAATTCTGTTATAAGATTAACAGTTGTTGAAACATCTATATAAACTTGTATTTTAGCTCCAGAATCATTCACACTGTCAGATTTGGCTAAACGAACGCGCTTTAGTGGCATTGATACCGTGTCAAATGTCGTTCCATTAGTAGCCCTCCCCTTTATTTCTATAGATGCATTTTTTAATGTTTTTGCACTAGAACTCTGAATAAAAGAACACCTAATTATCATATTACCGAGCCTGGCAGATCCCCTGCATCCTAAAACAATTAAACATGAGCCTCCGCCTAATGCAACAGAATCCATTTCTGCAATTGTGTACCAGCCAGATACTGCAAGGCTGGAACTAATGATCTTGTCATATCCTTGAAAGAATTCTATGTCTGAATAATTATCAGTGCCATTTCCAATTTTCATAGTTCCTGTGTCAGTTGCATAAGCCTGTTCTCCTGATAACAAAACAGGGTCGTTTGAATTCCAGTTTGAACTGGTATCTCTTAAAAGTTTTATTCGTTTATATTCAGTAGCCATCTACCAACCCCCATTAAAATCATATATAACATATCCTCTATACCATGTTGGATCATCCAAAATATCTGTTGGTAAAGAACTGGATGAACCGCCGTCAATTATATCGGTAGGTAAAGAACTAGATGTACCACCGTCCAGTATGTTTTCTAAAATTAACACATCATTATCACAATCAAAATCATCAATTTCGGTTGTACTATCACCATTATAATCATGCACATATGTAAAATTGTCAACCTGATCAAATGCTCTCAGTTTCAAAGTTAATTTATTTCTCTTTATATCTGGGATCTTTTCTAAGATCTCACATCGATAAAACCCGATCCAATCTGTACTGTCCGGCCTGTTTAATTCTATCTCACAATTCTGTCCTATGTCACCTGCTATTTTGTCTAACCCAGTAGTTCCCTCTATTACGTCTTTTACGCTATCAGACCTGGTCATTATATCCTGTGAAAACGCCAATGCGTCAGGGGCATTATAATATAAAGTCTCAAATGATCTATTTCTATATAATCCATATTCTTGATTGACAGTTTCTTCTTTGCTGTCGTCTGTCTGTATTTTCCAAACATCACGAATAATTGATCTATTATATTTTACGGAGGCACTCGACAGAACTTCTTCAGAGTCTCCTACTAATTTCGGAGGGTTTAGTGAGTCCCATTCATCATTTGAAATATGAAACATAGGTTCGTTATAATCTGCAAAGGTTCTCCAAGTGTATCTGCCGTCAGGCTCTTTTATAAACCCTGCTGCACTTGTAGCAGCTAATGGTTTAATCAGTTCTATAACGCTTGTAAACTCTGTTATTGCAAGCCCATTGTTTTTTGCCTTTCCTGTTTCAAGAGCCCATTCTGTAGTATTAAAATTAGTAGCACTATAATCTATATTAGAATAATTTTCTAATAAATGTTTCGCAATATCAACCTGATTTTCAATCGGAGAGCCTGAAGCGTCAACATAGCCACCGCCCGAATAAGTAACTGTTTGACCTGGTGTGTAATATGTATTTGCAAGCGTGAAAAGTCCTGTAGTTCCACTAGGGCCAGCGGCAACGGCGGCGACCTCTACACCGTCAACTTTTATAGTTGTGTTTGACACGTCTAAATCAAAATCTGTTGCGTCAGCAAATATAAATGAGTAGCTCCCCAATCCTGTTCTTTCATCCAAACTAATACACGGCGAATCATTAACAGTGCCATATAAAAATGGTACAGGCATTGAATAACTGTATTCATTTGCATTTGGATATGTAGTTTCTGAAATAGTCCTTGTCGGAACTCTATTTGAAAGTGATTTCCTTCCATCTTTTATATTTAAAATAAATAATGATTTATCATATGTATATTTAGTGACTCTTCCCTCATATACTTTTTCGAAATATTCAAAATCTAAATCCATTGTTCCGATATAATATTCCGCTAGACTACCAAAAATCCCGGACGTTTTATACTGATCATATTTATAATGGGCGTTGTTTATTTGCTGATTAAAACTATCAAACCGCAATGTTTCAAAAAAGATAGGATCTTTTCTTTGTGCTAACAATGGGGAATTCAATAAATCAGGAACATAATTTATATTATTAACATAGTCATAATATGCATGAGTAGATAAACCAATGATAGCGCCTATTGTAATTGACTGCACTAACGGTGGGTTATAATCATCGTCAAATCTACAGTATAATATATCGTTTACTCCGTCATAAATGAACCCAGGATCAGAACTCAAAGCGGTAGCTCTACCGTCAATTGTGTTCGTGTAGCTTGTTACCTCTGTGAGAGAGGAACCATTAACGATTACATCCCCTATTCCAACTATTGCAAGAGTATCAAGATTTTCTGTTATGTCTGAATCAATCCCTGTATATATATTTGTTTGTACTGAAAACTTCCATATTCCTGCGCTGTCAACAATAAATTGTGTTTGTGGTCGGCGTATAGATAACTGTAATAACAATATTGGAGTTGCGTTTTTGTTCTGTAATGCCGTCTCTAAAGTATTATTTATTTCCACTCTCAAACCTTATATAAAATCTATTATTAGTTTCATCATAAACTTGAGGGTAGAACAGTTCTACACTCCCCGGAACTATTGGATGTATACATAAATGTTCATACCCTAATTCTAATCCTTTATATTGGAAAGACGCTTTGAATGTGCTTTCTATGCTCATTGGATAAAACGTCCTTGTTTCTGGCAACATCTTAATGTCTGCTTTGCCGTAAATATGTAAATAATCAAATAATATGACCTCTGGTTCAAGGCTGATATCCCATAAATTAACTTTATAATCTATATCAGTCTCTATTCTTGAAATATTCATTGGAGAATACCCCATTTCAATAGCAAATAAGAAAATCAATATATTCATATAATACTCCTTATGTATAGTGTATCATATCTATACAAACAAGTAAATAATTTATTCATTTAATCCTCATACCAAACTGTAATCCACCCTCTATTATATGACGTATCATTATAATTTGCTGAATCAAATTGCCCCCCGGCTCTCCTTGCTAAAGTAATATTAGTAGCATCTATTGTAGTCACCCCACCAGACAACAGCCCTGGGTCTGTCGTATTTGCAAACGAATATATTGGGTCAAGTGAAGTAGCAGCATCGTCTCTAATTACAGCGTTTACCCCCCTTATTGTTGATAAAGTCAACCCATGCGTTATTGAAACTGAAGCGGTTGTTGCCATGTCCCAATCACCAATATTTATCAATTTAGGTCTAAGCCTATTTGTACCATCTGTTATTGAGTCAACACCAACGTCTGTTGTTATCGCCCCGGTTACATCTAATGCGCCAAGATTATATTGATCACCTTGCCTATTTATAGATTGATTAGATAATCTGTATTTATTGCTATATGTGGTTGAATTAGTTCTATAAACAGCCCACTCCGCCCGATTGTTACCGTTATACCAACCATTTTTAGCATTGCTCCACGTTGGCGTAGTTGATGAAAATATAACAGTACAACTTGTTCCAGCCGGCACAAAATAAATATACGCTTGTGTTGCGTTCGCAATCCCAGACCAGCCGGTTATGCTTTCTTCTGATGAAAATTCGTATAATTCTTGACTGATTTCTATTACTGAGCCTGCTTGTACTTTAGGCTCTGACGTGTTGTCATAATTTGAAATGTTTGCCGCCGAATATCCGAGAACTGCTTCTTGAAAATAGTCAATTGCAACAGTTTTACTTACCTGTGATCCTGCCATTTAAAATGCCTCCCTTAATGTGAATGATGAACTAAATCTATTTAATGAGCTTTTGAGTTTATTTATCCCTAATGTTTCATTTTCAATTACTCCAAAAATAGGCGGCTCCATGTCAAAATTACCCTCCCATAAAACCGCTATCACCACACCACTATTATAAACCGACTTTGCTACGTTGGCAACTGTTTGCCTTTGTGTGTTTGTCATGTTCGGTAAAGTTAAGCTCAGTGTTCTAAAACTATAATCTTTAGTCCCTGAAATCTGGCCTGTTTGTGTTATGCTTCTTGTGCCAACCTGAGTATGGGTTATTTGTACCTCTGGCCGTAATCCTGGAAACTGTACATATTCATCAAATGATAAATAGCCGATTTCTAAATTATCAGGATTTGTTGTGTCGGCAACTAACAATCTAATAAATCTATATGTCTGTTTAGATGCTGTGAAATGATATATAGTCCCTTCTCTATATGTAATGGTTTCTTCAAAACTTGGGGCTCCCCATGAATCGGTAGCATTTCCCTGTATTTTTATCACAGCCGAACTTGTGAAATTATGTCCTGCAATTCCGACAGCCGTAATGTCAAAAGTATTTCCAGCCCCTGCGTCAATCATACACCATTCCGAGGTGTTGCCGGTGAACAGAACAAAACTTGTTAAATATGGATCATACAAATTGCTTGCCGGAGTTGAAATCTCATTACTCGATACTGTTAAGCTATTATCTGCATTTACTAAATTATCGTATGATAGTCTCATGCGCTCTCCGCCTGTTTAATTTTTCCGTTAGTGTTTCCTTCTGATACTATATTTAAAATCGGCTCTTCGTTTACATTTATAACATTGTATATTGGAACAACATTGCTTTCATTTGAGTTTGTATATATTGCATTAGATCTAGTATCTAATGTGTTTCTGACTGGATTATACTCTTCTCTATCTGCGGTGTTGCTTTCGTTTGCTATCTTTTCGGCCTGCCCTGACAGAGCACCGCCCCCTATACCAGCGGCAACAGCCAAAACGCTTTTTAATATTCCTAATCCAATATTTTGATTTAAAAAAGATTTCAAAGCCTCAACAACAAGCCATTTGGATAGACTGTCTAATATATCAGATAAAGCCTCTAAAATAATAATTTTAGTATCTTCTACTTGGAAACCATTTTCCACCCATGATGCAGTTAGATTACTCATTAACCCAATAGCGGTATTTATAGGTCCAGAAAATGCTTGTACAAATTCATCTTCGAGTTTCCTTATCAATCTATCAATAGCATTTGAGAGGGTTGTTAGTGATCCGACTAATGTATTGTTTAATTTATCTGCCTGAGTTGAAATTACATCATACAGACTAACCCATAGATTCTTTCTTCCCTCTATTAGCTGTTGTTCAATTTTATACTGTTCAAACGCCTGATCAATTTGTGCCCTGGTTTCTCTTTCAAATGTTTGCGTGTTTGCAATAATGGCTTTGTCAATATCTGTAAATGTCTGTACGCCTAAATCAAGGAGATTACCATATAAAGCTATTGTTCCCTCTGTAGATCTAGCCGCCTTCTCTTGTGCTGATATACTCTGTTCAGCTACATTAAGAAAAGTAAGCGTGTTGTCGGTAATCCCAAGAAAAGCAGCGTCAATTTCTTTTAGTGCATCCGGGATTTCTGCAAGATCATTTAATAATATATTATCAAGATCAATTGCAAATATATTATCAAGGCCTTCCCCGGCTTCTATAGTTTCATCTATGCTATTTTTAATTTTTTCTATTTCTTTCTGAACACGCTTATCAAATGTTCCTGCTTTCTCCGTGGCTTTTGCAAACGTTTCACCTAAGTCTTCTACACTGTCAACAACAGCGTCAATTGATGTTGCCTCTTCCTCCGCTTGTGATATTAGAGTTTTTGTAGCTTCGACATATTCTACTTGCTGCAATCTCAATGCTTCTAATTTTTCAAGTTTTAATTTTAAAACATTTATTACTTTCTGTTCTTCGTTTCTTGTGTAGTCTGCTAATTGAGAGTCAGAGGTTATTGAATCTATTAATTCCTCATGCGCTGCAATTTCTTTTTTTACATTGTTTATGGCAATATCGCCAATCTCTAAGAGCTTTTCCTGCCCTATTAAAATTCTGCTAAGGCGCTCTATTGCCTGTTCACCATAAAGCCCACCATCTACAAGCTCTTGAGATGTTTTAAAACTCTTATTTAATTCGTCTGTAGAATCTTTTAATAGATCAATCTCTGATCTAAACTTTACGACTTCTACCGCTGGCTTAGTTGCAATTGCAACACCTAACCCAACCAAAGCCCCTGTCAATAATAACAGCCACCCCCCTGGACCTGACGCAGCAAGAACCGTTGTTTTTAAAGTCTGGAAAACTTGAATTGCTTTTCCAACGCCTAATAATAGTGGCCCGATAGCAGCAACAACAGCGGCAATTCTTATTATCGTTTTTCTTTGCCCTTCGTCTAAATCCGAAAACTTTCCTACAAGATCACTGATAACCCCTAAAACATCCTCAATTATGGGAACAAGAGCAGTTCCAAATTTAGCTGCTGTATCTGTAATTTCAGCTTTTAATATCCTCATTCTATTAGCTAATGAGTCCTGAGTATTAGAAAAATCACCTTGCGTTTGTGCGGTGTCTTTTAGAATTAAATTATATCTTGCTTGTACTTTACGTTGCTCTTCTGTCAGGTTTGTAAGTTTGTCAAGGCCTGATGACAATATCTCCGCATCGACGGAAGCTGCGGACAATAAAACACCGAATCGTCTTGCCGGTTCTGCCTCACCACGCAAGGCAGAGTTAAAAGCGTTAAGGGCTTCGTCAACCTCAACGTTGAAAACACTCGCAACATCGGCCGCCCTCTTTGTTAGCTCAATTGTAGAGTTTGCCACTGACTCAATATCTTGGCCTGTTGTTTTTAATAGTGTTCCTGTTGATGTTGCTAATTCATTAAACTGCGCTTGCGCTAATCCAACAGCCCCGGCTGTAGTCTCTCCAAAATTATTGACAGTTTTTGCCGCATCACCAAAGACAACATCAATTGCATTTAAACTTTCTCCTAAATCTGAGGCAGCTTTAACACCAGCCGCCCCGATTCCAAGAATAGGCAATGTTACGAAAGTTGTTAAAGCTTTTCCTGTTTTTATGGCTTTCTTGCTGAATTTGTCTAAATCACGATCTAACCCTTTCAACTGATTTATAACTTTGTCAATCCCTTCAATTGCAAGTTTTCCGATTAGTTCAAACGCTGTTATCGCCATACATCACCTTTTCCGATATTTAGCTATCGGGTAATTATCATAATTATACCGCCCCTCTGGAAACCCAGTAAACGGTATATACCATTCATTTCTATTTTCATCCCAACAATAACGTTCTTTTTCAGCCTCGACAAAATCCTGCGCCTGTTCATCGTTATCGTTAAAGATAAAACTATGTTTAGCGTTCTTTTTGTCTAAAGCATCACCGCCAGGATCTTTCCCACCTTTAAAATAAATCGCATCATCAAACATACAATATATTTGCCTCACTGTATATTTTTTCAATAATACAATAGGCTCTATTTTATAGTCATAGGCAACACAATTTATCAAGCCATCGAGGCTTAATTTTCGTCCTTTGCTTTTGCCACCGCCGCCCCTATTAAATCCTGACCCCCAAGATCGTTAAATGTTGCCACAACTTCAGCCGCAAATGTGAACACTAATTCTACGGCATACCTCAATCCAAGATTTTTCTTAACCCATTCGCTATCCATAAAATCAAAATCATTCATTAAGATTTCTGACAACAGATTAAACACAAAATCCAACCCTTTTCCAAAATACGATTTTTTAACAATCTTCTTAACCGCTTTCTCAGGTGTTGATTTTTCTTTATATGCTTCTTGTATATCTGTAAGAATAGTTCTTATTTCGTCCATATTTTCACCCAGATAAAAAGCTATTCCTGCCGGTAATTCTGTACACACCTCAAATTCTTTTTTTGTCTTTCGCTCTCTAATTGTCACATAATCTTTTTCTCTAAACTTGTTAAAGAACTCAAATAATTTGTCCTCTGCCATTTAAACACCCCTTTAATGTGTACACTCCTTTGAATAAAAAGGTAATCGCCAGGCAAAGGAGTGCGGTAAATCCTGACGACTACCGAGGGATTATGCTTGAGTAAAATATGCGCTGTAGCCACCATTCGCACCATCAGAATGATAAGTCGCATCTGGTCTACATATAATTTCCAATGGCCTTTTAAGCCTTCTATCCTCTGCATCGTCAGGAGCAAATGTCAAATCGCCTAATGATGTAATCTGACATTTCCAGAAATCCCATTTTCCAGTTTTCCCGTCATCATTTGCGCCTTCTATTTTAAGGATAAATTTTGACAATGTTGAACTATTGCCACTGTATACTGTATACCCTGCCGACGGTGTATAATCATAGTCGATTGTTATTGTTTGCGCTATTGTTGTAACTGTTGCTGAGTCGTAAACCTCAACACCCCAATATGAGCCGACTTTAGACACTGAGTAATCAGTTCTGTTTACTAATGGCCCATCAACTGACCCTGTTACGCTGTTGATAGTTGGAATCGCTCCTGTTCCATTCTGACCTTCAATCTGTACCCATGTACTAAACGCCCACCCTGATGCTGTCCACACATCAGTTGCTCCTGCAACCAACACGCCAGCAACATTAGCAATAGTGTCTGTGTCACCCATAAACAAAGCATAAACCGCACTATTCAATATTTCATACTGATCAAAAGTTACAGTATATTCATCATTGTAGATTGCCTGTTCCCCTTGTGCATCGTCAACAGTTTCTTCTGTAGTCTCCAAGTTCCTTGTAATAGTAAGTCCTGTCTGCGCTCCTACTAATGTATATGATGGTACGGCCTGATACGGTGAAACCGAAACTTTTGCCGAGCCTCTAAATACATTTGAAGAATCTTCATAAGTGTCTGTTCTTTGAAAAATTCCCATTTTTTTTCACCTCTTAATTATTGGTCTCTATATATAACTCTCACATCTGCGAAAGTTTCATATCGTTGTAAATTAGTGCTGTATATTGGAGTTGCTGGTTTACTGATTAGTTTTGTGTAATCAAATGTAAACGCTCCAACATCACCACTACCATTATTAAATATAGCGTCAATTGCATCTGCTAATAGCTCACATTTTGCCATGTCATTTGACGCTATCCATATTCGTAATCTAATCCAGTTCTCTGTATCATCATCAATTTTTGGATTGTCTAATTTAACAAAATATATTGACGGTGATTTCACACTGGCATCTGGTAAATAATTCGGGCTTATAGCGTCAGTATCAACATTAGCTGAAATTGTAGAGTCTGCATATAATAATGTATAAATCGCCTCATTCCACGCCATCTAAACCCCTATTTTAAATCCAGGTCAACGCCTATTAAATCCAGATATTTTAAGAAAGTTTCTACGCTAACCATACCCCATACCCCGGATTCAATTACATCAACATGATCTCTAATATTATGATCGATCGATTTTAAATCATCATCACCTATTCTATCCAACCTCTTTTCTCGCAACTGTTTGCCTATTTCAATATATTGTTCTTTCATTAGTCCTGCATTTCCTCATTAAAAATCTTAACAGCGGCCGCCCTAATTGAAGGTATCGCAACATCACTCGCAGTTGCTAAAACGCCTCGCCTTAATTCATATCTTGCGGCATAGATTAAATTAGAACCTGTTACTACAACATTATCTTCTTTCGGTGCTGTAATCTGATCTGCTAAGGTTAATTGTTTCACGTCAGGGGTTGTTGGAAAATCTCCGAACCCTGAAAAAACTTTGCTTGTTTTATAGTGCCATGAATTCCGCAATGCCCCGGTTATTGGAACAGTATTTGTCGCAGTCTGATCTACAAGTATTTGCCCTGCAGCCTCCAATGTCCTGTTTTTAGCGACATTCAGCTTAATGAGAACTTCTGGATTTTTTATTACTTTAAGTTGGAAGCCCATCAATAGCACCCTCATTTAATTTATCCAATACCGTAACCTGTTCATCATTGAGCCGGTCGATATTTTCTGCTGACAAAACCTGATAAATCTCTCTATCATATCCTGTTAACGCAGTCCCTCTAACTGCCGTAACTAATACACGATCATCATTTTTCACATCCAATGGAGCTGTGCGCAATCTATATATAGCCTTTTGCTGATATACGCCATTGTCAAGATTCTCTTTAACTGAACAGCTCATATACCCTTCATTGCTTGCACTTGATAAAGCATATGTTACGCTCATACTGCCGGTTGTGTTGGCTGTCTTCCTATATACAGAAAATACTATATTAAAATGTTTTGCAAGTGCCGCCGCTAATGCCATCAACTACCGTCCGCATTCCTGGCGTTCAAATCAACACCATTATCTATCTCTGTTCCGTCGCAAAAAGTTTGTAAATCTCTTCGCCCCTTGTCATATCCTTTATATGATATAGTCCCGGTCTTGACTGATGCATATCTCTTTATGCTGCCGATAATTGTAACAGGATAACCGTATAACAATTCTTTGCTGTCTCTCCATGTGACGCTATGTTTTTCGAGACTTTCAGACTTAAGAAATCCGTCTGTTCCGTTTAAATCAAATTGGTGTTTAATCATTTTGGCTGCCGTGTATGTTGATCCAACAGGATAAACCGTCATCTCTTCATCTTCCGTGGTTGCTGTTGCAGCTGCGCTTAATGTTACTATATCATCTGTTTCATTGATAACTGTTATGGTTCCTCTTATGCTATCACCGTTTACAAGCAATCCCAAAACTAACCAATCATAATCTGACACATCGGTTATATCATCGTCTGTATTTGCTGTAGTTGCTATAATTTCAGGAAATACTTTACCCTGGATTTTAATATAATCAGCTTCCACTAAAGGAATTAACGCAGAAATTTCAGCGTCAGACATTGTTGTCGAATTGTATAATGAGGTATATGTTTTAAACTCTGCTAATGTTATAATAGCCATTTACACTCCTTTCATAATCCGCTAACTCTGTCTAATTACTTTTACCGTATATGTGCCGTCTGTTCTTGCCGATAAATTAGCCCTTAGATATTTATACACTTTTTGGCTTATAGTAAAGAAAGTACTGCCATTCCCACTGATAGCATTTGTACTTATTACGCCGTAATTAGTCCCATCCAGGGAAGCCTCAATATCTACCGTTCCGCCAGTACTTACACTCGCCGCAATTATCTGGAATGTAATATTCTTATTTATTGAACAATCCAGATAATCACTTGTGCCTGTTGACGTTACAGCGTTTAATAATGTTGTTACATTTCCTTTTTTTGTATCAAATCCCATTTATTAACCTGCACTTACTTTGACTGTTCCTGAATCACTCCACAACGCACCAGCACTTGACGGGTCGCTTGTCGGAAGAGTTATCCCTGTTCCTGCAAGGACATTTGTTATATTGTCCTGGTTTGCTTTAACCTCTGTTCCTAACCCGACTTTTTGAGAATCAGGATTCATATTATCGATTGTATTTGCATCTGCTGTTGACATTGCCATTATTTCACCTTCCATCCGGCATCCAGAAAACCTATGAATTCACCGTTGCCGTTTAATAAATCTTTCTCGACCTTCATTGTCACACCACCCTTATATATAGTGGTTTTCTTCTCCTGAGGTTTCTTTTCTCTTGAATTGCCCTGTTTGCCTTGAGCCATTGTTTCTCCTTTAAATAAAGGCGGCATTTCACCGCCGTGATTATTATCCTAACAGTAAAGCTACATGTTCAGGCTGTACAACTTGGAACCCGAAAGCAAGATGTAGTTCCCATGTCCTCATACCATACTGAGCAATGTCAAGTAATAGATATGTCATTCCAAACTGATCAGAGATTAACATCTGAGAGATTGTTGGATTTGCAGGAATAAGCGGAGGTCTAATAACTCCCACAATAGCATCCTTTTCAAATGCTATATTCCCTGTATATGTGTCTCCAATTGTTCCCTCTACTGTAGTCGCTAAAGTTTCTCGCATACCAGGCTTATTTATAACAATATTCCCTGTAGCTGCCCCTGATGCTGTCGCTGATGCTACAACGTATTTATTTGTATCGCCAACCCATGTGACAACATCCCCTGCAAGAATAGTCCCAGAATCCGAACCATCAACAACTATTGTCGTTTCTCCAACTGGCTCGCCTCCGTTTGCGTCAAACCCTGTTGCAGTCCCTTTGGTGTGGGTTGTTATTGATGCTGATTCAGCAATTTGGAAACCGTATTGCCTGCCTAAAATACCTGTTCTTCGCTCGTCTGCTGATCCTGCAGCAAAAGCCTGGTTAACAAGTCCAAGATTCAATGCGTTTGTATAAGCGTTTGTGTCAACTACGCATTGTAGGTTTGCCATTGGTGCGCCATTATCTCTCAGTATCTGCCGCACGCCGACAAGTTCTGACAAATCAGACCCAAAAGGGGTTGTTCCTGCTGTTCCGTAAGCCCTTGATGCTCCGATATAAGCATAAGCAAATGCCTCATCCTCTGCCTCATTTCTAAGCGTTCTCATGCCCTGGCCGATTAACTGCCTAACCCATTCTCCATAATTAGACTCTTTCCCATTTTCTAAACTTCTGATTTGTTCGCCAGTGAGATTCCATGTGGTTTTTCTTGATTTAGTGATGGTTACAGAAACGCTTTCTGCTGTTTTGTCTGTTCCTGTTGCGGCCGCTGCTGCTGGCGTAAAATCCGCAGCTGTGCCT